GGCCAACTAGTTTTTAACAATTCAGGTGGCACTATATTTGGTTTAATACCAGATGGCGCTGATTATTCATATTCTGGAACAGCTTTAACCGCAAGAGAACTTCGATAGGAGTACCACGATGAGCAAAATTGCATTAGCGGGTAACGCAAGTGGTACGGGTACGATCACGATTGAAAGCCCAAATACCAACACTGACTTTACCATCAACCTACCCGCTGCTAGTGGCACGTTGGTTACGACAGGCGGTACGGTGACGTTCGGTGCGGGTACTGCTGCGGCTCCGTCCATCACAAACACAACAGACACCAATACGGGTATTTACTTCCCTGCCGCAGATACGCTTGGCGTTACCACGGGCGGCACTGAGGCTTTGCGCGTCAATCCTAGCGGGCAGGTTGAGTTTAGAGATGGCACTGCCGCGCTACCGTCAATTACAAACTCCGGCGACACAAATACTGGTGTTTATTTTTCCGCAGCAGATACTGTAGATATTGCAACTGGCGGGACGCGACGTGCGCAGTTTGATTCCAGCGGTAATTTTAAATTTAACTCCGGCTATGGGTCGGCAGCTACAGCATACGGTTGCAGAGCGTGGGTGAACTTTGACGGGACAGTCTCACCGCCCACTATTAGAGGCTCTGGGAATGTGTCACAAGTTACTCGTGCGGCCACGGGCGACTACACAATTACTTTTACTGACGCAATGCCCGATGCAAATTATGCTGTAACTGGGACAGCCGCTGTTGCGGCAAGCGGTGCCGTAGCAAGAATTATATCTCCCGTCCCAACAGATATTACTACCACGACACTTAGGGTTAGAACATCTAACGATACAGGAGTATTTGATAACTGCGTAGTAGTTTCTATAGCTATTTTTCGTTAAGAGGACATCATGCCAAGCATAATTAATTCCGATGATGGCGTAGTTTCCGGTTCCTCTGGTTTAAAAAGCACTGGCGGGAATGACGGCATTCTGGTGTTTCAAAAAAATGGAACAGAAACCGCCCGGATAAATACTGACAATCAATTAGTTGTCGCCGCAGGTACCGTTTCACTGCCAGTAATTGCCCCAACGGGGGACTTAAATACGGGTGTGTTTTTCCCGGCAGCGGACACAATTGCATTTACCGAAGGCGGCACCGAAGCTTTACGCATTAACTCCAGCGCACAGGTTGAGTTTACAGATGGAACTGCGGCACTACCGTCAATTACAAACTCCGGCGACACAAATACTGGTGTTTACTTTTCGTCAGGCGACACAGTAGATATTGCAACTGGCGGGACGCAACGTGCGCAGTTTGATGCCAGCGGTAACTTCAAGTTTAATTCTGGTTACGGATCGGTTGCGACCGCATACGGTTGCAGGGCTTGGGTAAACTTCAACGGCACTACTAATGTTGGTGGCTTTTGCACTATCCGTGCAAGTGGGAATGTAACAAGTGTTGCAGATAATGGTACAGGTGACTTTACAATAAATTTTACTAATCCAATGCCTGACGGAAATTACGTAACCATGGTAAATGGATTGGGACTTACTGGCACAGCAATGCAACCCGGTGGCCCTAGAGGTTCAGCAACAAATTTAACTACTTCGGTAAGAATTGGTTTTGGTACAGTCGCTAATGCTGGCGCAACTAACACCGCCACTGATCCAGAAACAGGCAACGTCGCCATTTTCCGATAAAGGACAACCATGAACGCCCGCATAATTTATCCAACTGACGACGGCGGTGTAGCTGTAATTATTCCAGCGCCAGAGTGCAAGCTAACGATTCAACAAATCGCAGCCAAAGATGTACCTGCTGGCAAGCCATACAAGATTGTGGATGTAACAGAAATTCCGTCAGACAGAACTTTCCGTGGAGCATGGACATGGGTATCGTAATTGATGTAAACAAAGCCAAGGCGATTGGTCACGATATGCGTCGTGCCGCTAGAGCTGAGGAATTCAAGCCGTATGACGACGCGATAGCCAAGCAGATACCCGGTCAGATGGAGGGTGCTGAGGCTGCGCGTCAGGTAATCAGAGAAAAATACGCCGCCATGCAAACGCAGATCGACGCGGCATCTACGCCGCAAGAAATTAAAGCGGCATTGGGAATAACAAATTGATCCGCTAACCCTACTTGCCGCTGCCAACGCCGCTGTTGCGGCAGTAAAGGCTGGATGCAAACTTTACAAAGACATCAAGGGTGCGGCTGGGGATGTAAGCGACGTACTGAAAGATTTAAAGGCGCAATACGACAACCTAACCAATCCGACAACAACCCAAAAGCAGCAATATCTGGCGGAGGTTGAACGAGTTCAACAGATAGCAAAAGCTGACCCGAACGACGTGTTCACCGACATCGGCACTCAGTTAGGCGCTTTGATGGATACGCATGACGAGATTGCCAAGCTGTTGTTAAAGGAGCAGTTGGAAGCAAAGACGGTATACAAGGGGGATGACAGCGTAGGTAAACGGGCGTTGCGCCGGATACTCATTAACTCAAGGCTGGATGCGATATGGGCCGAGGTTAGAGAAACGATGGTGTACAAGGCCCCGCCGGAGTTGGGTGCGCTGTGGAGCAAGTTCGATGAGATGCGGCAAGAGATTATTGCCGAGCAGGAGATAGCCCACGCAGAGGAACTGAGATTGGCTCAGATAGCAACATGGCGACGCAGAAAAAGAATAGCGGAAATCAGGGCAAAGGCAATGTGGGTTTCGGCAGTACTCTTCGTAATAGTATGGGCGGTGGGTCTAATGTGGCTAACGACAAGAAGCATGATTACGAAAACGTCCCTTGGTCATTGATTGTTGTCGTGATGGCAGTAGTGCTGATGTTCTTTATCGTCATGCCAATCTTAGCGTTTATGTACTACGACATGTACTTCGCAACACAGGCGGCGGTGCATGAAATCAAGAAGATGAAAGAACTACGTAAAGAAATTCAGATTGAACGGCTGTACGGTAACTAAGGAGCGGTGATGCTGACTTTAATCTCTACCATTGGCGGCTATATTGTCGCCCTTTTCCCAAGACTGTTTGACATAATGCAGGATCGTGCGGACAAGAAGCACGAGCTAGACATCCTGCACATGCAGATGCGTCAACAACTTGCCCTGACTGAAAAGGGCTACTCGCCTTCGGACAAAACCGAAGAAGTGCGCGAGAACGACGAGCAAGACCACCAGCAGTACATGGCGCAGACCGCCGCTATCTACAACAACCAAGAAAAGCTGCTGGAGTCGTCCTCCCAGTGGGTCAAGGACATGACTGCGGCTACCCGCCCGTTCGTGACGTTCATCTTTGTTCTTGAGCTTGTGCTGATTAACTTGCTGACGATGCTGTGGATTTTCGTGAATGGTGAGAAGGTGACGTCGATTGGTGAGCTGATTCAGATCATGCAGATCGTCTTCGACGCGGATGAGATGGCGCTCTTGGGCACCATCATTGCTATGTGGTTCGGCTCCCGTGGTAACTCAAAGGCTGGCAAGTGATTTACCTTGTCTATGCGCGGATTGCCGCAACAGTATTGCTATGTGCTTATTTGATAAGTAATCTGCCATGAAACTACCACTTGCTACAATTGCAATGATTAAGCATCACGAAGGGGTGCGGTATAAGCCTTACAAGTGTCCAGCGAAGTTGTGGACAATAGGTGTGGGGCATGTGCTGTACCCCGAACAGGGCAAGATGCCTGTCGATCAACGCGATAAGTTCGCACTCAAAATAGAGGACTTCCGTGTATTTAGCAAAGAAGAAGTTGATTCGATCCTTGCGAAAGACCTACAGCGTTTTATCACTGGTGTTCTTCGCTACTGCCCTGACCATCTTAACGAAAATCGCTTGGGGGCGTTGGTCAGCTTTGCATTCAATGTTGGGCTAGGCACTCTTCAGCGATCTACTTTGCGGCAGAAGCACAACCGTGGGGACTTTGAGGGGGCAAGGCAGGAGTTTTTGAAGTTCACCAAGGGTGGCGGCAAGGTTCTGCCGGGGTTGGTAAAACGCCGGAACGATGAGATAGCGCTCTACTTTTCGGAGCCAAAATGATGAATCCGTGGGTAATACTGGCTTTCGTGTTAGCTGTTGGCGCAGCGGCTGGGGGCGGGTATTATCAAGGGAATACTGCTGGTCGCGCTGTTGTGCAGCAGGCGTGGGACAAGGAAAAGGCGGAGCAGTACGCTGCCTACGCCAAAGGTCAGGAAGAAGCGCGGAAGCGTGAGCAAGAAATGCAACAGGCGGCAGATAAGCTACGGAGGGAAAAAGATGCTGAGATCAGGGATATTAATGCTCGTACTATCGCTCTCTCTAACAGCCTGCGCGATAGGCAGGAGCGCCCCGCCTCCAACAATTCCGTGTCCGGTGCTGCCAGTACTCGACCAACCGCCTGTAGCGGAAAAGAGCTTTACCGAGAGGATGGGGAATTTCTTGTCCGGGTCGCTAGAGAAGCCGACGAACTCCGCGCAGCCCTCGACCAGTGCGTCAAGCAATACAACGCCGCAAGACAAACGGTGAAATAAATGCCACTACAAAAGTTACAGTTCCGTCCGGGCGTTAACCGCGAAGGTACGACACTTGCCAACGAAGGTGGGTGGTTTGATTGCGACAAGGTGCGCTTTCGTTCCGGCTACCCAGAGAAGATTGGCGGCTGGGCGGTGCTTACATACACGACGTTTATCGGCACCTGCCGGTCGCTATGGAATTGGGTCACGCTAAAAGCGTTTGACTTAATGGGAGTTGGTACCGAGAAGAAGTTTTACATTGAATACGGTAGTACGTATTACGACATCACACCTATTCGTCGCGCCAAAGTTTTAACCGACCCTTTTCTTGTAACGCCGGGGTCATCTATTGTTACGGTTACGGATACTGGGCATGGTGCTATTACGGGCGACTTCGTTACGTTTAGTGGAGCGTCTACAGTTGGTGGGTTGAATTTAAATTTTGAGTACGAGATTACGTACGTCAATACAGATACATACACAATTACCGCAGCAATAACTGCCCCTAACATATCTTTTACCGCGACTATTTCTGGTACGACGATGACGGTAACTGGTACCCCAACAGGTACTATTGCAATTGGGCAGGTAATTAGTGGCGCAGGTGTAACGCCCGGAACAAGAATAACAGCGGGTGCTGGAACTTCTTGGACTGTTACCCCGTCACAGACAGTTTCATCGCCCACTACGATTTCTGTTGTTTCTTCAACAGGTGGCGGTGCTCTTGTCGTAGCTCAGTACCAGCTTAACAACGGTACAAACATCGGGACGTTCCAAGATGGTTGGGGTGCAGGTTTGTGGGGTGGCGTTATTACTGGCTCGGCTCTGACGCAGCTTAATGGCCCAATTAATGACTCGGTTACGACAATAACTGTAGACTCAACTGCGTTATTTCCTAATGCTACTATTTTAGCGCCTAAAATTATACTGATTGACAGTGAATTAATTACATACACAGGTAAAACTGCTACTCAATTTACAGGCTGCACTCGCGGTGCTTTGGGCACAATCGCTGTCTCTCACTTAGACAATGCGTTGGTTGATGATGCTTCTAACTACTATGGTTGGGGGGAGTCTGCGTCACAAACATCCAACACACAACTTCGTTTATGGAGCCAGAGTAATTTTGGGCAAGATTTAATATTTAACCCACGCCAAGGCGCTCTCTATTATTGGTCGCCCGGTTCAGGTGCAACACCCACTGTAGATCAACGTGGTACTCGCATTAGTCCATTTACTGCTCGTATTAACACTACCAACGGTAACCCTGCGATTACAGTAACCGAGACCAACGGCTATCTACAGCCGGGCGTTGCCATTATCGGTGCCGGTATTCCTGCGGGGGCGGTAATTCTAACTGGGTCTGGTTATACCGGTAACTACACGTTAAGTCTAAACGCTACAGCTGATGCAACTGGAGTGTTGGTTGATGTATTACTAGGTTCTCAAGTACCAAGCGTTGCAAACGAGATTCTTGTGTCGGACTCATCACGAATTGTGATCGCATTTGGTTGCAACGACTTAAATTCCACGGAACAAGACCCATTATTAATTCGTTGGTCTACGCAAGAAAGCTACACAACATGGCAACCCGAAACTACTAATCAAGCGGGCGGCTATCGACTATCCCACGGTTCTTATATTGTTGGTGCGTTACAAACCCGTCAAGAAATCTTGGTGTGGACTGACACTGCTATCTACTCCATGCAGTATTTGGGGCCACCGTTTGTCTGGGGCTTTACGTTGTTAGCCGACAATATTTCTATTATGTCGCAAAACATAACGGCGACTGCCGCTGGCGTTGTGTATTGGATGGGTACAGATAAGTTCTATGTTTA